TTACCGATCGATGGCTATGTCGAGCCTGGTGGTGTCGAGTGGGCAGACATCGAAGCTGAGATGTTTAAGAAGGATGAGAACGGTAATTTGCTGCGCTCTGTCGACATGAATCATGAGCGTAAGATCCAGCGCATGATGAAAGAGTTTGGCGGTGACAAACCTTACACACAGACGTTTGGCTAACCTAAACAATTAGTGGTATCATCGCGAGATCGGATACCCCTTTTTTAAGGCCCGGTAGTTTTAGGTTGAAAGACTGACCGGCTACCGGGTACTCAGTCAGAAAACCTCTTAATCATTGTTATCAACTTTGACAACGAGGAGACTGAACCATGTCAAAGAATCTTTCGGCAGTTGCCGTACAAGAGTTTGACAGCATGGTGAAACAGGCATACCAGGGTATGGGAATGCTTAAGCCAGCTGTCACTGTCCGCAATAATGTTGTGGGCGACATCTACAAGTTCCGCCGTATGGGTAAGGGCTTGGCTAACCAAAAATCTACTTCTGACCTCGTCACTCCAATGGACGTTACTCATGAGTTCAAGAATGCGACTCTCGCAAACTGGAACGCTCCTGAGTACACCGACATCTTTGACCAGCAGGAAGTAAACTTTGACGAGAAGCAAGAGCTTGCGAACACTATCGCTGGCGCTCTTGGCCGTCGTTGTGACCAGCTCGTTATTGACGCGATGGATGCATCTACTCCGCTGACTACTACAGTCGCTGCGGGTGGCACCAACTTGTCAATGGCTAAGGTCATCGATGCCCAGGTTGAGCTTCGTGATCAAGGTGTTCCATCTTCTGAGTTGTTTGCTGTTATCGAAGCAGGCGGTTTGGGCGGATTGTTGAACGATGAGAAAGCAACTAACTCTGACTACCAGAACATCAAGGCTCTTGTGTCTGGTGAGATCAACACTCTCGTAGGTTTCCAATTTGTTGTACTGGAGACTCGTACTGAGGGTGGTTTGACTGAAGCAGCGAATGTTGTTGACTCTTGGTTCTTCCAGCGTCCTGCTGTTGGCCTTGCTATCGGCATCGACATGAAGACCGAGATTAACTGGATTCCCGAGCGTACAGCTTGGCTTTCAAACGGTATGTTGAAGGCTGGCTCTGTTGTACGTGACGAGGGTGGTCTCGTTAAAGTTCAATACGACAAGACTGCGTAAGGAGAAGCTAAGTCATGGCATTTGATTACACAAAGCTATCCCGCATTGGCGGAATGGGCGACTCACAGAAGGTTTACGCATACGCGTCACCTGATTCAATCGCCACTGTGACTGGTGCGAATTACTTCCTGCCAGCAATCAACGAGCTTGAAGTCAACGACATCATTTTCGTAAGCGACTCCGATGCAGCTGCTGTTACTATCACTTTTGTGAAGAGCAACAATGGCACTGCAATCGACTGCGCTTCCGGGACTGCACTCGGCGACAGCTAAGTTCCACGGCCCCTTCGGGGGCCATTCTATTTCTAGGTGAGTTATGGCGAGTAAGATCGACTTAATTAGCAATGCGCTTATTCTGATCGGGGATACTCCGATTAATTCACTAACTGGTGGGACCAGGCGCGAGACGGTAGCCAACAATCTCTACGACAACATAGTCCAGAACGAGCTGACAAAGCATCGTTGGGGCTTTGCACGTAGAAAGGCACAGATATCTCTGCTGACTGACACCCCGGTTGACCCCAATGGCTGGCGCAGCATCTACCAGCTACCCACTGACATGCTGTTTTTGATCACTGTAACGCCTGATTCCAACTATCAGATATACGGTGACAAGGTATACAGCAACTCCACTCAAGCCCTATACGCTGACTACATTGCAAACACGCCAGAAGATGAGTGGCCTGTGTACTTCGCAAAGATGATCGAGTACGCACTGGCTATGGACTTCGCTGCGAGCATTAGAGACAGCTCTTCAGCGCGCGCTGAGATGGCAGCGGCTTATGTGAATGCGTCCCGTATGGCGCGATTCACGGACTCTCAGCAGTATCCTACGGAGCAAATCAGAAGTAACCCATTCGTTAACGTGAGGTTCTAATGGCTTTTGATTTCGAGTCATTTAGTCGCCACGGGGGAACTACTCCGGCACCATCTTGGTGGACCTATCAAACCGATGACACCTGGGATGTTGTTCTGGGTACTGGTTACTTCAATCGCGCCTACTCATCGGTCAACGTAAACGACTATATCCTCGTGAGAGCGTCTGTAACGACGTTTATGTGCCGCGTTACTGCAGTAGGAATTAGGACGGTAACGGTTGTAAGAGAGGATCTGGTGGCTGCTACAGGCATCGGAAGCGGGATCTTCGGCTCTAATGTGGATGTTACTGCTACAAATCCAAATACTGCCTACCAAGTGCCGTTTAATTTTTCGGTGACCAATGGTGGAGGCATACAGTTAAACCCGTTAGACAATACGAAGATTGAGTTTACTGAGGCTGGCACGTATTTGATTGCTGGGAACATTCAATTATTAAGCAATAGCGCGTCGGCTAAGACGTTTTATTTCTGGCCTACTATTAATGGTAACGATACCGGCGCTAAGTCTGTGCGCACGACCATCAAAGAGAACAGCGCATACTTAAATGTTGGTGTTTCTGCCTCTCTTACTCTTGCGGCAGGTCAATATATTCAAGCCAACTATGCAACAAATGACGTTGATGCGTGGATGGAAGCCAGTGCGGCAACAGCATTTGCACCGGCAACAAACGCAATACAGATTTCGGTGATTAAATTCTGATGGCTAAGTCTCGATTTATTCAGAACAACTTTGTAAGTGGCGAGCTGTCACCTTTACTGCGTGGGCGAACCGATCTGCAGCAGTATTACCAGGCTTGTGAGACAGCAGATAACGTAGTCATCGTTCCCCAGGGTGGCTTGCGTCGTCGTCCTGGCACTGAGTTTATCGGTGAATGCGTCAAGGGTATTTCAAAGATGTCGCCCACGTACACGATGCCCAATGGCGGAACTACGTCGGTACTCAATGACGGTGACGACACTACAACGACATCGACGACTGCAGGAATTGGCACGACTAACCCGTATGTTGTGGCAAAAATGGACCTGCTATCAGCACAGGCAATCGAGTTTGTTGATGTCCGTCGTATTAGCTTGTCTAGCGGAACCAGTACGCAGTTCAAGGTTCAGTATTCATCGGATGATGTGACATATATCGATGCGGCTACTATCTCTCTGATTGGTACGAATCCACAGGACTTCAGACTTACTGTGTCACAGACTGCTCGGTACTGGCGCTTGGCACGTATTGGAGCGACTGACTTAGGCGCAGCTACAGTGACCCTTGCAGGGCTGTCGTTATATCAAGAGTCGGCGATTCTAAGCACACCAAGGCTTGTAGATTTCAGCGTTGAGGATGACCGGCACTACCTCATTGAGTTTACCCGCGACAACATCCGCATCTATCGAACACCAGATATTTTTGCGGTTGATATCAAGCCTATATATAGCGGATTGCCATCGGATCAAATAGAAAACATTCGCGTTGCTCAGATTGAAAACGTCATGCTCATTGTTGGCAACTTTGCGCCAATGCGATTGGTAAACTTAGGCACCGATACAGACTGGGTGATCGACGAGATACCCTTCTCTAACGTGCCCCAGTTTGACTTTGACGACGATGATAGTCCTACGCCTGTTAATGACGTGCAGGTCATGACCCTGGGGGGCAGCAGTCTTGCTAAAGGTGACAGATTCCAGGTCGACATTGAGTCAATTCAGTCAAAAAACATCACATTTGCCGGTGATAGTACGCCTGATGAGCAAGCTGCAACCGTATTCAATATCCAAAAGAACCTGCAGGAGATGCCGGTTTACGGTGAGACGGGCGTAGCGGTAACAAGAACCGGCGCATTGCAATACACAATCACTGTGTCTGGTGAATCTGCCAAGGATTTCGAATTGTACTCTGGCTATTTCACTGAAGGTGACGCCAGCAATACTGTTTCATTTACGAAAACAGCGAACGGCTCACCAAGAAAGGAAGATGTTTGGTCTTCTACTCGTGGATGGCCCAATAGCGTCTGCTTTTATGAAGGCAGGTTAGTGTTTGGCGGCACCCAATCTAAACCTCAATCGATATTTTTCTCTAAGGCTGGTGACTTTTTTAACTTCGATACCGTAGACACAGACGATGACGACGGGATCTTTGCAACGATCTCAACACGCAAGCTGAATGACGTTATCGATGTGTACCCTGGTAGAAACTTGCAGATATTTACCTCGGGTGCTGAGTTTGCTGTAACGAGTCGACCTGTAACACCGGCCAATGTACAGATTACGCCACAAACAGCGCATGGTGCGAGCAACATCGAAGCGCAAGATGTAGATGGATCAACCATATTTGTAGACCGACATGGCAAATCGCTTCTAAGCTTCCTGTATTCGTTTAACGAGGACGCATATACCACCGATGATAGGTCGGTACTCGCCTCGCATTTGATTAATCAGCCGGTCGATATGGCGCTCCTAGCGGGTACTGCGAGTGACGACGCTAACTGGCTGTTCATTGTTAACAGTGACGGCAATGCCACGATACTTAACACGCTGAGAAGCCAAGACATTAACGGTTTTACTACGTGGAAAACTAATGGCGATATAAAAAGCGTCTGTGTTGTAGACGATGAGCTGTATATCTCAGTAGAACGCAGCATAAATTCTGTTACCAAGCTATTTATTGAGCGCTGGGACTTTAACTATATGCTTGATTGCTCTACTAAGGCGGCACGATCTGGATCAGATGTCACTGGACTAGAGCATCTAAACGGAGAAGAAGTCAGTGTCTTAGTTGATACAAAAAATTACGTGCTAGATAAGCGCACTGTGTCGTCTAACAAGATCGTCTTAGATTCTAATGAAGAGTATTCCGGTGATTATGAGGTCGGCTTTGTGTTCGTCCCTACGATCAAGCCTATGCCACTGAACACGAACATTGGATCAGGTGAAAATCAGATGCGCTTGAAGAAAATCATCCGCATGAACCTGCGCGTTTATGAGTCGTCTGGTGTTTATATCAATGACTTGCCTGTGCCTATCCGCGCATTTGGTCCTGCCGGTGACACGTCTCCATTAACTCCAGAGGCAATTACCCCAACGAGCGGAATTATAGAAGACATCTACGATATTAACGGCTGGGCTAGAGAGCCTATACCGACAATCACTTGCCCTGACCCTACGCCATTGCATCTGCAAATGATTGAATACGAAGTGGAGAGCAGCTGATGAACCTGGCACTTCAAGACGGAATCTACAAAGCGCAGGACTTGTTGCTGCAAATGCCCCAGGCTGATTGCGAAGTGGTACATCATTTCGCAGATGGATTGTACGCCAGGGAGCTACAGATTCCCGCAGGAGTCGCGTTAGTCGGAGCGCTACATAGGACTAACCATGTCTTTACTGTGTCTCAGGGCGAATGCTACGCGGTCACACACGAGGGTAAAGAGCACATTGTCGCACCGCACACTGGGCAGACACATCCTGGTATGAAGAGAGTAATATACGCAGTAACGGATACTGTTTGGACAACTTATCACCCGACAAATGAGACGGATGTCGATAAGATTGCACAAGAAATATTGGAGCCAGAGCAATGAGTTGGGTAATAACGGCAGTTGTGGCATCGACAGCAGCGAGTGTTTATACCTCATCTGTGTCGGCAAAGGCGCAACAAGCACAAATTCAAGACCAGATGAAGCAGGAGGAGTTAGCTGCTAAGTCTGAAGAGCTGGCACGTCGCGAAGAGTTAAACGCGGCACTGGCTGCTAATGCTATCGATGTCGCACAGTCGGGTGTGGATGCCGCTACTTTTGCATCGCTCAGTCTAAACAGCGCACGACAAGCCGGACTTGCAGAGGGACAAGAGGAACTATCGCAAAGATTGCGCCAGGCAGCACTGCAGCGCAAAGCTAAAAACGTCGGTGCAATTCGGGATGCACAGATTGCCAGCACATTACTGCAAGCTCCGATTAAGGTTATGTCGCTCAAAGGTGAAGATTAATGGCTCAACAGCGCATCAATTACTACGGCAGGATTAGACCTGCAAATATCGACGATCTGTCTGTACAGCGCGTACAGGCTGTTGCGGGTGTAATACAAGATGTTGCTGACTTGGGCATGACTTTGGTCACGCAAAAGCAAAAGAAAAAAGCAGTTACGGAAGCAGAGGCTGCTGCAGCACAAGCAAGTATAGAAACTGGCGCACCAGAAGAGCAAGACCGGGCATTCAGTGCTATTAACGTATATGACCAAACGTATAACGAAGTGCTCAAGAAAGCGTACTTGGCCGGTGCTGAGACGCAGGTAAGAGAAAAGATCAACACCCTGGCTGTGTCATTTGCCGATGATTATCAGTCATTCAATACTTCTGCTACCGCTTTGCGTAATGGTGTGCTCGAAGGTATGCCCGAAGAGTACCGACCGGCAATGCAGCTGCAGATGGATTCTCTGATTGGTGCGCAACGGTCCCGCGTACTGGCTGCAGAGAAAGCACGTCGACTTACAGAGGCTGATGAGCAGCTTGTTTTATCGTCAAATGACGCAGTAAATAACGCGCTAAGTGCTATTCAAGGCGGCGATGTTTTGCAAGCGGTGCAATCTATTGAAAATGCAAACCAAATTATTGACGATCGCGTTGCAGCAAGGGCAATTACTCCTGCTCAAGGAGAGCAAAACAAAAGAGAAAACACTTTTAAGCTGCGGGTTGGAACGGCTCGAGCAACTTTGAGTAATCTCTTAACGTCTGATGAACCTAATGCGTTTACAAATGGCATTGCCTACGTTGGCTCTCTTGGCACATCGCCTGAGTTTGCAGACCTTACGCCAGTTGAGCGCGATGCTTTAATCCAGACAGCTAGGTCGGACTTAGGTGCGGCACTGACAAACAACAATCAGATGCAAGCCCAGCTAGATTACAACCGGGAATTAGTACAAGAGCAAACTTACGGAGATTTGTCGGCACAAATAATTTTAGGAACAGCAGATGCATCAACTGTTCTGACTTCATATCAAACTCGATTCATTAGTGAGTCGCAGTTTGACAAGCTAAATAACCAGTTGCAAAGAACAGGCGCTGGCGTTGATAACTGGGACACTATTTTCCAAATTCAAAGCTTGATGGCTACCGATCCGTATGGAGCGCAACAGGAAATCATCAACAACCGTCGAATAAATCTTACTGACGCCACAGCTGTACGACTTTTAAATGCGGTTCAAAATTCTGGCCCATTATCAACAGAGCGAAGCAAATCAGCTAGAAAGTTCTTGTCTCAAAACATGGGGCAGGTAAATCAATTCACGGGTAAGTTCACTGGCAAGGGCACAAAAGAATTAGCAAGTAGGGCGATGCTGCAATTCGATTCTCGCGTTTTGGCTGGCGAAGATCCGTACGAAGTTGCTACAGATTTGTTTGATCTTTCAGACATTGATGGATATGGAAGTGCAGCAGACGTTACTGCAGCTATAGAGCAAGAACGCACAACTATGCAAGAAGCGATCCAAGAAATTTACGATGCCAAGCGAGGTCGCACTCAAGAGCAAGCAATAGCTATTTATTTTGATACCCCAGCAGGCAAGCTAGCCAAAGCTACTTTACTTAAATTACAAGGCCCACCAGAAGATAAAGGCCAAGGTGGTTATTTGGGCAGACTGCGCGCATTTGAAAAGTTAACGGCAGAAAAGCAAAGTGAAGCACGATTTGAGCGATTGACTGAGGAGAATAATAATGGCTAGACCAGGCACAGAGCTAATCGAAGCCATTGTAAAGCGTGTTTCGGAAACGCCTGAAGGTCTAAGAGAGGCTGGCTATCTAGGGCAAAACACTGAGGCTAACCCGCGAAACATTAAGTCTGCGACTACTCGTTATCGTAAAGCACTGGAGAAAGACGAAGCGTTTGCTGAAAGTGAGCGTATGCGCACAGAAGGTCAGCTCAAAGTTAAAGACGCTGATGTTTCTGATAGACCCATAGTTAGACCAGAAGACTTGGAAGACTCGGTCATCATGGCTCATAAAGGCGACACAACCAAAACGCGATCAACACTAGAAGAGTTTGAAGGCGTCAAACTTGATGAGCCCGTAACAACTTTTGGCGGGCCCAAGTTTGGTGCGCAAGCTGACAACCTTGCAAACCGTATGTATTGGGCATCAATGCAAGATGCTGCGACACCTTTCCAAAACAAAGCGGAGGCACTGCAAGCGGCAAAGGATATGCCGGTCAATGCTGTATATGTAGCGATGGGGAAGGAAGGCAACTACTTCAACCAGGCGTTTGCTGATGCATTGTTGCAACGCACAATGGCTAACAAAAAGATATCGCAAAAAGCCTTAGACAAATTTGACGCAGATATGCGCGCGTCACGCGAAGATTGGGTAGGCATTCGTAGTCCAGACGCTAGAGCGCAACTCTTAGGTGTTGGCAAGTATCCAATGAAAGGCGCTGGTAAACTGCGATCTTCATTTGTTAAAAAGATTAACAAAGCGGAATATAGAGAAGCAGGATTTGCATCGAATGATCGATTGCTGCGCGCATTTACGGAGCCTGATTTATTGGGCGCTCAACTTGGCGATGCAGGTTACTCTATCGGCGAGGTTGGTTACGACTACGGGCTGACTCGCATTGACTCGCATCCATCCTATAACACCGGAATCGGTGGCACTTACAAAGGTGGCTTCGAGCGCTCAATACCGGCAGAAATATTATTCCCTGAAGCGTGGCGAAAGCTTGGCACTGAATTAACAAAGCCAAGTAAGAAAGCACTTGCGAAAGGAGCAAAGCCTCGCCCCTTAAACAATGCAGAAAAAGTAGACGCCATCTCCAAGCGTAAAGACTTATTCCAGATTGCCGACGCGCAATGGGTAGACCGCGTATCGACTTGGCTGCGAAACAATCCTGGCATGGATAATAGCGATGCAATCAAGGCGATTGGTTTGCCAACGGCTGCACTTTTCTTGCTTGATCCAGGTGAAGCACAGGCTGCCGCTGTAGATGCCGTCTACGCGGGCACAGAACGCGATCTAACGGATGAAGAGGCTCAGGCCATAACTACCTACGTCCGCTTGCAACAAGCCGTACAGGCCACTGGAGGCATGCCTACAGGCATGGTAATGGATGCGCAAAACATTCAGCTTGATTTGCAAGATATCGATCCAACGCCCGTGTTTTATGATGACGATGTTGATGGCAAGTATTTAGAAGAACGCGATCGCGCTGAAGCTGAAAGCATTGACTTTTACACGCAGGGAATGGCCTTTAAAACAGAGACTCCCGACACTGCGGCAAGGATTTCTCAGGAGGGTGACCGCCCTCAATTTAGTCCTTACTACGATATTCCACAGGCATTTCAAGATATAGCGGTTCCAGCAGTAAGTGCTGCCGGTGCTGCAGCCGGTGATTTTTTGCGAGGCACTGTTATAGAAGGCCCGCGCGCAGTTGCTGGCGGATTTCTAGACGCTACGGCAGAAGCAGCCAAGGCAATGGAATCTGTTATACCGCTGGGAACTATTAGCGGCCAAGACCCTGAATATTTACAGCTTGAGACGCGCCCAGAAACTGTAACCGGTGAGTTTGTGCGCAACATGTCGCAGTTTCTAACTGGGTTTTTGCCAGCTACTCGCGCATTTAAAGCCGCTGGAATGGGCAATATTAGCGCTGGCATGGCTGGCGGTGCAGCTGCTGACTTCTTTGTGTTTGATCCGCAAGAAGATCGCTTCTCAAACATTATACAAGGGACGCCATTGGCGACTCCCTTTACTGAATATCTAGCTGCGGGGGAAGATGACAGCGCTCTTGAGGGACGATTTAAAAATGCCGTAGAAGGTTTGTTTCTTGGGGGTGCTGTTGAGCTAATCATGGGCTTTGCTCGTGGCATGAAGAAAGCAAAACAAGTTCGCGAAGTTGCACAAGCAGAAGGCAAAACCCCTGAAGAGTTTATCGATGACGCCATGAAAAATCTCAAGGCCGGTCCTGATGCACCTCGGGTAGTAGAGCCAGCAGAGATGGCTGAAGGTCAGGAGTTCCTGCCATTTAGTGAAGCGTTAGATGCGGCTCAAGCTGAGATCGTAGTGCCCGATGCAAAGCCAGGGGCAACAAAAGCGGAACCTGGCGCAGCGCGTAACATAAATCTAGGCAACTTAAGTACAACTGAAGATGTCAAAACGTTAATTGATGAGGTTGCTATTGCAGATGCAACGCCGATTAACGAGGCACGTCGGCAACAGATTTCTAACGAAGAGCTTGAAGCACTTGCCGGTGACGTTGGCATGACTGTTGAAAAGTTGTTGGCGCGTCGTGCAGGAGATTTACCAAGGGCAGAAGAGATACTAGCGTCTCGTAAGATCCTAACCGCATCTGGCGAAAACCTTATTAACATGGCGCAAGCTGCAAAAAATGGTAGCGAGATGGATCTCATACTATTTAGACGAGCCATGACTCAACACCGAGCAATACAGGCCCAAGTCTCGGGAATGGCTGCGGAAGCTGGCCGTGCATTGCAGCAGTTCAACATTGCAGCCAAGTCTGCCAAGGAACAAGAGCGACTGATTAAAGAGGCGCTTGAAACTACGGGTGGTGAAGGCCTGTCTCGCAACATGGCGGCAATGATTTCAGAGCTGAAGGATGTGAACCAGGTTGGCAAAGTTGTTAAAGAGGCAAACAAAGCTACGACCTTTGATAAATTGTATGAGGTGTGGATTAACGGACTTTTATCTGGCCCGACTACGCATAGTGTAAACGTCATCTCTAACGTAATGACTGCCGCGTTAACTGTAAGCGAGCGTAAAGTTGCATCTGTTTTAGGAAATTCTGTTGCCCCAGATGAAGCAACAGCGCAACTAAAAGGCATGATAGAAGGCGCAAAAGATGGCATGCGTTTGGCTTGGCAGGCATTAAAAACCGGCGAGCCTTCTGATCAGTTAAATAAGTTAGAAGCTGGCGAACAACATCGAGCAATATCAGCAGAAAACTTAAATGCGTCTGGTAACGCTGGAAGGTTTGCGGATTACTTAGGAAATGTTATTCGTATACCTGGCAACTTGCTTACAGCATCTGATGAATTCTTCAAGTCAGTTGGCTATCGTATGGAGCTACAAGCCCAGGCATATCGCACAGCATTTAACGAAGGGCTGACTGATGAGCGCGCCGCGGCTCGAGTTTATGAAGTGCTGGAGAACCCACCAGAAAATATAAAGCGCGCCGCAATTGATGCCATGAGGTATCAAACATTTACAAACTCTTTGCAAGAAACAAAGATTGGCACCCTCGGGGCGGCAGGGCAGGCGGCCGAAAGGCTTCGTCGCAGCGATGCGCCACTTTTAAGAGTATTTGGGAAAGTAATTATTCCATTTGTTAGAACGCCCACAAACATTGCGTCATTTACTTTAGAGCGCACTCCAATGGCTCTAGCATCAAGAGCGGTTCGTGCTGATATTGCTGCTGGCGGCGCTAGGCGCGACCTGGCGCTGGCAAAGCTCACTACTGGCTCGTTTATTATGGGGGCGGCAGCTGATCTAACACTAGGCGGTCAGATTACTGGCGGCGGTCCTACTGATTATCGGATGCAGGCTATTCTCAGAGAGAAGGGATGGCAGCCTTATTCCATTCTTATTAACGGGAAATATTATGCTTACAACAGGCTTGACCCAGTTGGCTCAATAATTGGCTTGGCAGCCGACATGACTGAGATTATTGGACAGCTTGATGAGCCTGATGCTTTTGAGATTGGCGTTGCTGGAACTATCGCGGCCGCTTCAAATCTATCTAGTAAAACTTATCTTAGCGGACTAACAGAATTTTTTGATGTCTTGTCTGGCACTCTGAGCGGTCGAGACAAAGACAATATTCGAGCTATGAATTACCTATCTCGGATGGGCACATCGCTTGTGCCATTTACGTCTGCATTTAGAACATTCGAGCGCATTCAAGACCCTACAGTGCGATCAGCGTTTAGTTTTGTTGATGGCATTAAAGCGCGACTCCCTGGTTACAGTGATGAGTTGCCACCGCGCAGAAATGTATTTGGTGAGCCAGTAGTTTTGTCCGGTGGGTTTGGCCTAGATAACATGGCCGGTATTTATACTTCTGAACTAAAAGAAGATGCAGTAGTTGATGAGATTGTTGCACAGCAGGTTGGCATTCCAATGCCTCGCAAAAGCATCGACGGCATCGAATTAGATGTATATCAGTACGATCGTTATATACAATTGATGAGTGGGAAGGATGGCATTGTGCCGCCTATCAAAGATCAATTAAGAAATATTTTTAATAGCACTGGTTATCAAATGCTCGATACGGAAAGCAAGCAACAGTGGATAAGAGCAACATTTAGCGATGCGGCTGCAGCTGCCAGGGCTCAATTGATTGAAGAGGACGTTGAGTTGAAAAACGCTATCGAAATGAAAAATTACGAAGAAGCAGCGAAAAGGATGGGTTACTAATGACAGTAGCAGACAACACAAGCCGTAACCAATACACAGCGACATCTGGTCAGACGGTCTTTGCTTATACATTTGAGATCGTAGACAAGGACGATATTGTCGTACTAAAGAACGGCACTACCCTCTCAGAGGGCACTAATTACACTGTGTCGAACGTAGGCAATGATAGCGGGGGCAACGTAACCCTTGCCGTCGGCGCGACTGCTGGAGACATTCTGACCCTTTACCGGGATATGCCCTACGCTCGCACCCAGAACTATACAAACTCTGGTGACTTCCTAGCCTCTGAGGTAAACAGCGACTTCGATAATCTATGGCTGGCAGGCGAGCAGACCAACCGATCATTCTCTCAGTCTATTCGCAAGCCTATTACTGACTCAGACTCTATCTCGATGGAGCTGCCAGACGCGGCGACTCGTGCAAGTAAGTATCTTCGCTTCACTGATACTGGTGCGGTAACTGTTGCTACTGCCACAACAACGGTGGCGGCTGATTCGGTACTGATTGATGATGCTGGTAATTACTACGATTCAGATAATGTTGAGGGTGCGCTGCAAGAGATTGGCGCTGATCTAGTTTCGATTGATGCAGAGCTAGATACAAAAGCACCGATCAATAACCCTACATTCACTGGCACAGTCACGATTCCATCGCCGTTTACTCTTGACTCAACATCGGTAACTGTCTCAGGCACAGAGCTTAATTATCTCGATGGCGCAACCGGAAACATCCAAGAGCAGATTGACGCGGTTGATGTAGAAAGCATTGCTCACATTAACGAGTACATTAATCCGCCAGATGGCAGTGGTCCGTTCTCTGATTCTGTTGCCCTTACAAACGCTTGTAACGCTGCTGAGGTCATTTTGTTTGGCGGCACGACTATGGACATTGATGCAGACTGGACGTTCCCAGTCGGCGGTATAGCGCGTCGATGGATGTTCCAAGGCAACACATGGAACCTAACTAATAACGCACAGATTGTTTTAGACAATGTTACTGACTTTGCGATCGTTGGTGACGGTGCAACTGTTAACGGTAACTGGAAAGTTGCGCGTGTAAATGGCGCTACCGCTTCACAGCCAACAACTATCACTGTTGACTCAGGCCACAACTTCGCTGTTGATGACATCGTTTCATCTAGCTGGTCGCTGGATTATCTGCCTAACTCAGTATCTCGTGCGGCTGCGCCTCTTGGCGGCGACTTCAACCGTGTAGCGTCAACCACAGCAACAACAATCACGCTTGACCATCAGGTTGTCTTAACAGATACCATACCGGATGCTGACAACAAACTGGCAGGTGGCACATACCTAATCAACGCTGTATTCAGCAAGTCTGGTATTGAGTTTGAAGGGACTGGTCACTTCCATGTGGAAGGCGTCACGTTCCAGAATATGCCAAACGCCTATGCGATTAACGTTAATGACTCTACGGAAACAGCAAAGGCAAGCATCGTAAACTGTGAGATCAACGGTATTGCCCTGGATGCGATCAACTTCCGGGGTGACACGCTCTATATGCGCGACTTTAAGGTACGCGATGTCCGAGATATTTCTAAGCAGGTACTTGTCTGGAGCAACCAGACGAAGAAAGGCAGACTCTACGGCGAAAACTGTGACTGGGCGCACAACAACCAAGACGCATTCTTCTACACAAACGTGTCAGAAACCGATGCACTGGCCTATGCGCCCGACATGGTATGGATCAACTGTGTCTTTGATGGCTTCAACAATGACGACTTTACTCCACGACAAGCCAAGCAAGGCAACTGTCTAAATTGGCAGTCTCGTGGCGGCGCGTCACACATCATCGCGGGCAAGGTTGAGTTCATCAACTGTAACTTCTTTAATGTTAAGCGTCACATTTTAGGTACAACGATACACCGGATTGAGGTTTACACGCAAGACAAGATTACATTCCAAAACTGTAATATGGATGCGGAAGGTGTGTACGTCGAAGGCGCTGGTATCAGCCGCTTAACTGTCGCTCCGATCATTTACGATAACTGTAATATGCGGGCGTCGAACTACCGACTACACATCGGCGTAGGCGAGGTTCACTATCGTAACTCTGTCATCCAAGAAAAGGGCGCAACCAACATTGCGTACTTCGTGCGTGGCGATGAGCAGGAAGAGACGTCGGCAACAACGACTCGCGTATACCACCAAGGCGAGTACATCATCAACACTGGCTCAGGCTTGGTATACGAGGCCACACCCGGCTCAAGCAATAGCTTTGTAACAACCAGCGGTGACGCGCTTACTGGCTCTAAGTTTACCCAGGTCGCTCGTATTTACTATGTAGAGGCTGGCAGCACTACGACATCGGCATACGTGCGCGGTGACTTTGTTAAGAACGCAGCAACCAACAAGATTTACGAGTGTGTTACGGGCGGCGCAGATCAGTACGAAGCCCCATCCGGCACGTCACTAGGTAACACAACACACTTCGAGATCAACGAAGTAGATGTCCCTAATGGCCACTTCGAGAACACTCGCATCATCGGTAACTTCGACTTTGTTAGTAGCTCTGACACTGTATTCGACAACTTGTTACTGCCTTATCGTAGCGGCTTGGTTGTTCCTCACTTCGAGCGTATCTATCAAGAGAACCTTGATAACAAAATCGTGCTTGAGGGTGCGACACCAACTGACGCAACTGCGATCAACACAGAGGATTGGTTCACTAACGGCACCAGCATTACTGACGTGCCAAGCCTGTCAATTAAGATTGCAGGAACCGACGCGATTGCTGAGTTTGGCGCGGATGAATCTTCACTGCGAGAGCTACACTTCAAGCTAAAGGCTAGGCGCTTTGACTCAACCGTAGGCGCAACGTCTCCGCTTCCAATGAAGGGTGCATTTCTCGTTGATCCACTAGAGAACAGCTTGGTCTTTGCTACCCGTCGTCCGGGTGATGTGAAGCGCATTACAGAAACGCATTCGGCAGATGTAAATGCAAGTGCCTCAGCAGGTGCAAGCAGCGTTGTGATCACTAACGTCGCAAGTTCAGCGGTTCCTGTTGTTGGCGATTGGGTGTCGCTAAACAATAACGGCGACTCAGATGTGTACTTCCATGAGATTACAGCGGTAAGTGGCAGCTAGCCCCTACACGCTGACAATTACGCCAACACTGACAGAGGCTATCACTACCAGCACAAACTCCTACCTGATCAAGCACGAATACATTTATGTGCACGTTGATGACAATGGCGATATTGATGTTACGGGCGATGTCTTATTTGGCGACAACGACAAGGCTATTTTCGGTGCTGGCTCTGACCTACAGATTTATCATGATATAAATGATAGCTATATCAGCGATCAAGGCTCAGGCAACCTAAAGTTACTAACTGATGAGTTTAGGCTCAGAAATGCCGCTGATAGCGCCCATATGATTACAGGCAGTCAAGGCGGTGCAATTACTGCGTACCACAACGGAAGCGCCAAACTAGCCACAACCTCCACAGGCATCGACGTAACAGGAAAGCTAGAAACATCTGGCAACAACAACGGCGGCGCAAAAGCTAACTACATCCGAATCACTGACACTGATACAAGTGCAACCCTGAACAACCAGCAGGGCGGTATCGAGTTTTACACCAGCGATTCTGGCAACGAAGGCGTAACCGCTAGTATCGAAAACCTTTATGCGGGATCTGGTGCAGGGCAGTAACTTAACTGTTAAGACTGCGGCTAGTGGTGGCGCTGGCGCAACGGAGAAGTTCAGGGTAGATGCAAATGGCGCGGTTGGCGTCGGCACATCCTCACCCGGCACTTATGGCGGCTTTACTGTTCAACAGGCATCTAACTCTAGCTCTAAGGGTATTGCCATTGTTGACTCTACAGCAGCGCAGTCAATCAAGCTGTGGGCAAACGCTACCTATGCGTACATATCATCCGGTAACACGGGCGCAGATCCTCTGATCTTAAACACTGGTGGCGGCTCAGTTCGAGTGGGTGATGTTCCTGCAACAGTCGATGGCAATTTTGCTGTACGGTCTAATTCCGATTCTCATGCAATAACTATGTATGAACCAACGGGCGGCAATGAAAGCTGGTCGTTAGGTATTAATGGCGCTGGTGATTTAGGTTTCTATAACTCTGGCTCTACTACCGCATCGGTTGTGTTTAATGATGCTGGAGGCATCGACGTTACGGGGAGTGTTACTGCTGATGGCGGTACTTTCGACGGCGCTGTTTTGATGAATTCCTCTAATGAGTTGCAGTTTTTCAATACAAACTACGGCATCAGAGCAAGCACTGGTTTAGAGATAAAAACAGGCGACTTTACAAGGTTTTTAGAAGGCTCTACAGAGCATATGAGAATTGCCAGTGGTGGCAATGTCGGTATAGGGACTTCGTCGCCCTCTAACCCCCTTTCGGTACTAGGCTCTGCTGGAACTATTGCATCATTTACCAACGGCGCTGATGCTGACCTTCTTATTAAAGCGCAATCTGCCGTTACAACACTGACTCCATCAACAGGTACGTTGGCGTTTGGTACTAGCGACACAGAGCGTATGCGTATCAACAGCTCTGGCAATGTCGGTATAGGTGTCGTCCCAGAAACAGATTGGCACAGTAATTATACCGCTCTTCAGGTAAATACTGGCGGCGCATTAGCTTCTTACGCCAGCGGAACGACGTTCGGAACTGCTATATCAACGAACCAAAGAACAACTGGCGATACGTTTGTTAATGGTAATAAGTACATAGCAAATGCGGCGGCTCAGTTATACCTACAAGATAACGGCGGCAACCACATTTGGTATAACGCCGCATCAGGAACAGCAGACGCAACAATAAGCTGGAATGAGCGTATGCGTATCGAGTCAGACGGCAATCTGCGGGTCTATAATTCAATCGACAACCTTACCGGAACATTAACGCTAAACGGACGCACCACTGGTCAGATTCGTTTTGAATCTGGCGGCAGTTTGAAGATGTTAATGAATAGCTCTGGGCATTTAGGTATAGGAGTCTCGTCGGTAGCTGCGCCGCTCCATGTTTCTAAAAGCATAAACAACTATGTTGCTAGGTTTGAAAACTCAGATGCATCAAACCCATACACTGTTTGGATACGTGAGCCTTCTTCTGCGTCGGCGGGATATCCTTTATTAAACATTTCAAACAATGCTGGAACTAATACTTATCTTAGAGTTGATAGTAGCTCTGGCAACTTGCTGGCTGGTACCACTGATAACGACACGCAAAATAACAATGCAGGTTCTACGGCAGATAACGGTTTTGTTTACAACAGAGGCTCAGGCGGTTATTTCAATGTAGCTAGATATAACGGAACAGTTGCTTATTTCAATAGAACAAGCACAGACGGCGCTATTGTAGACTTCCGCAAAGACGGCACTTCAGTCGGTAGTATCTTCAGTTACAACGGCTTTTTAGGCATTGGAAGTCCGTCTGGTAATGATGCTTATGTGATTATGGGTTCTGACTTTATTGCCCCAGCTACAAGCACTGGCACAGCCAGAGATGGCGCAATTGATTTAGGTGCCAGCGGTAGGCGCTTCAAAGACCTTTACCTGTCAGGCGCTATTACTTCTGGAAGTATTGATGCGGCAGGAGAGAGCTTCTTTGGTGGCTCTTTAGACATCCGCCTAAACTCTTCATCATCTAACTCCATTTTTGAGGGCAACAGCAGCAGCATGGCTGTCCGAAGCAATGGAAGTAACAACATCAACTATGAGCTAGGTGGAGCAAACGTCCGCTACACCATGAACCTGTCGCGGTTCAATGCAACAGATGACAATGCGCGAGAGCTTGGATCAAGTTCTACGAGATGGAGTACGGTCTACGCGGCTACTGGCACAATCAATACATCGGATGAGCGGCTTAAGCAGCAAGTCAGAGATATCAGCGAAGCAGAAGCCCGCGTTGCAGTAGCAGCAAAAGGCTTGCTCAAGGCATACAAGTACAACGATGCAGTTGAAGCCAAGGGCGATGGCGCTCGATGGCACATCGGTATTATGGCGCAAGAGCTAAAGGCTGCGTTTGAAGCCGAAGGTTTGGACGCGCATGAGTACGGTATGTTCTGCTGGAATGAGTGGTGGGAAGCCGAAGTTTGGCATGAAGACGAAAGCCTAGAGAATGGCGGTTACTACCAGCGTGAGACTTTTGATTCAGAAGCAGACGCACCAGCAGACGCGGTAAGACACGACCGATACTCTATCCGTTATGAAGAACTACTAGCATTTATCATTGCATCTATTTGAGGAACTACAAATGGCAAACTGGCACATAGCAACACTTGAGCACACGGTTTCGGACGGGGGCGTGATAGTAGCCCACTGGCGTGTAAACGAAGAAGAGACTGTTGGCGACGACACTTACTCAGCATCGGCATACGGCACTTGCGGGTTCGAGTACGATCCATCAAGCCCCGACTTTGTACCCTACGCTGACCTAACCGAAGAAATGGTTTTGGGTTGGTGCTTCGCAGATGGCGTTGACAAGGATCAGATTGAAGCGGCATTGGCAGCTAACATCGCAGACCAAAAGAACCCTGTTACTGAAGATGGTGTTCCTTGGTAATGAACCTTCAACACTTCAACGATCACTACGCTTATAAGTACGATGTCAAAGGTCGAGACCGATGGCGCGTACTAAATCAAGATTCCATTGGAATGTTTCGCGGTGATTGTGAAGACTACTCTTTGTCCATCCTGTACCACGTTATATCGCAGGGATCATGGCTCCGCTTTTGGTTTTACTTGTTTACTTTCCAAGCGCAGTTATGTGGGTGCTATACGAAGAATGGCGGAGGTCATGCTGTCTTATGGTATCGCGGGCAGTACATTGATAACTGGACAAAGGCATGGGTTGATCGGGATCACATGGAAGGCTTGGGCCACGACTTCTGGCCTTGGTATAGGGCTTTTATCCCAACAACTGTGGCAATCAAGATGTTATTAGCAAAGGTAGATCCATGAGCACACCAGCTTGGCAGCGTAAAGAAGGTAAAAATCCGCGCGGAGGTTTGAACGAAGCAGGTAGACGTTCTGCCAGGGCGCAGGGTATGAACCTCAAGCGTCCAGTGAAGAGCGGTGACAACCCAAGACGGGCGTCGTTCCTTGCTCGTATGGGCAACATGCCGGGACCAGAGAAGAAAGACGGCGAACCTACACGTTTATTGTTATCATTGCGGGCATGGGGTGCCAGCTCGAAAGCTGATGCCAGGGCAAAAGCAGCGGCAATATCTCGACGAAACAAAGCGAGGAAAGCATGAAAAAACCAAAGAAAGGTTTGTACTACAACATCATGAAGAAGCGAGAGCGGATTGCTGCTGGCTCAGGCGAGCGTATGCGTAAGCCAGGGACTAAAGGTGCTCCGACTTCCAAGGCATTTAAAGATGCAGCTAAGACGGCCAAGAAGAGATAACCCGTGGACGATCGGCGGCTAGACAGGATCGAAGGAAAGCTAGATAAACTTAGTGAAGTTATTACTGCTATTGCTCGCGTTGAGGAGAAGTTGTTGGCTAGTCATAACCGCATTGATCGCTTAGAAAGTCGCGCCGATAAACACGGCAAAGAGATCGATGATCTTAAAAAGATTTCACAGTACAACCACACATACGTGAAGACTATCGAACGTCTAGCGTGGATACTGATTAGCGCAACTGTCGGATTCCTAACCTACTACCTACGATGATTGACAAGCTAATAGGTCCGATATCAGCGCTGTTAGATAAGATCATTCCCGACGCGGATGAGCGCAGTCGGTTATCGCATGAGATAGCCACACTAGCGGAGAGACAGGCCCATGAAATCGCTAAGGCTCAGATCGCTGTTAACAAAGAAGAAGCGGCAAGCCATTCAATGTTTGTTTCGGGATGGCGTCCGGCTGTTGGTTGGGTGTGCACATTGGGTCTTGCGACCAACTACCTGTTTGTGCCTGTTTGCAATTTTCTACTTACTCTCAATGAATCCCCTATCACCGTTCCGCCCTTAGACCTGAGCGAGATGATGCCCGTTCTCTTGGGTATGCTAGGACTTGGCGGTCTGCGTACTTACGAGAAGACAAAGGCCGTTGCCCGCAAATGAGCTTCAAATATTTCAGACTCGAAGAGTTCAACTGTACTCACACTAACCTGAATTCCATGGACCTGGCATTCATCCATCGGCTCGATGAGCTGCGCCAGCGTGTCGGTTTCCCCATGATTGTGACCAGCGGTTACAGGGATGCAACCCATCCTGCCGAAGCTCGGAAGCAAACGCCAGGCACACACAACCAGGGCATTGCTGCAGACATCGCAGTGTCAAATGGGTTCGAGCGTATGAACCTGGTGCATGAAGCACTCAAAATGTCTTTCGGGGGCATCGGTGTTTCCAAGTCATTTATCCATATCGATGACCGCAAGACTACTCCGGTCATGTGGACTTACTCTTAAAATAATTAACGGAACCTGTTGATTCTCCCTAGCACTTAACGTAGACTGTTGAACAGTTGGCGATAATGCCACGCACCAAGGGAGAGTAATATGAGTAAGATCGGATCTTACGTTTTAGATCATCAGATCGCTGAAGACGAAAAGTCTATTCCTCAAATCATGCGAGACATGGACGACCAGGTGACTGACCTGTTCGCTGCATGGGAACGATTCTTGGAGGAAGCAGACGATGAGTGATATTCCACAGCCGGTCATTGACGTATTGAAAGAGATTGGCGAGACCGCCAAGACATCCACATGGGATTGCCACGGTACTCGCGTGATCCTGCACAAGGCGCTTGAGAAGATTGCCGCACACAGGGAAATTGAGTTCGAAGAGCCTCGTCACCTGGTTACCGATCCAGCTAATAAGCAGGTAGCTATCCAGGTCATTGGCTCTATGCGAGACGCGCAAGGTAAGTTTCGAACAGAATGGTCAATCGGTGAGGTGTCACCGGCCAATTGCAAGAACGCTTACCCGTTTGCGATGGCAGAGAAGCGCGCCAAAGATCGCGTGATCCTAAAGCTCGCTGGCTTGCATGGTTACGTGTACTCAGAGGATGAGGCTGAAGACTTCAAAGAGTCACCCCATGCCGAGCTGCTGGCGTATAACGAAGCAGTGCGCGAGAACATCGACTTTGTATTCCAGGTCAAAGAGGCAGTAGCCAATGAGGAATGGGATATGTTGCGAGCGATCATCGAGGAAACACCAAACGATGTGAAGCTTGCGCTCAATCGTGCCCCCAGCAAGGGCGGCATATTTACCACGCACGAAGTTAAGTGCATGAAACAAAACCCAAAGGGAGATAAGTAATGGAGTACCAAAAAAAACCTGGCGAAGCCAAGTTGTTTAGGAACAAAGACAAGGTCAAAGAAAGTGACGCTGATTACCAGGGCTACTATTTGCACGACGACGGTGTGACTGAGGAAGGCATCAATGCCTGGGTCAACACCGCAGCCAATGGCAGCAAGTACATGAAGCTGTCGTTTTGGAATAAGTCAGAGGCTGCAGCCAAAGGCATAGCAGAAGCGCGACAGGCTATTGCACCGCAACCCGCACCGCAACCACAGGAGCCATTCGCGGATGACATCCCGTTTTAAACCAGGGCGCGCCATCCAGGTGGCGCAAACCCTTCTCGACATCGATAACCGCACCCTGGCTAAACAGCTGGGGTGTCACGAAATGACAGTGTGTCGGATGCGTTTAGCTGATGACATCAAAGTAAATAGGCTTGCAGAAGTGGCAGATGCATTTGGCATGTCACTGATGGAGCTGCTTAGTTTAGGAGACGACAATGAGTCAGAAAGATCGAGTGTTGCAGTATCTCAAGCAAGGCAAAGTGCTCACCAGGTTGAACGCCTGGGATGAGCTTGGCGTTATTGAAACTCCAGCCCGGATACACGAGCTGCGCAGTGAAGGTTACGACATCCAATCAACCAGGAAGCAGGTGCTCAATCGTTACGGCGAGACAGTCAACATTGCCGAGTGGTTTATCAGGTGAAAAAAAGCCCGGCTGTAGGACCGGGCTAGGTTGTCCAAGGGAGTGGACGGTGTTATCTTCAAGGGGTCAAATCGTGAAGATGTATAGAGTATACACTAAACAACTCGTTACAACACTCTATTACACCTTCCTACTTGTCAGAGATTACTGGGCGTTAGGCCAGGGAATATGAAAACCCTGGAGACAGAGTTGACCCTCTCTATGATGCGCCCCGCTGGTCGAGAGCAGATCAAGCGGATAGATGTCAAGATTCGATACAGTAATCAATGCTCGCGATTGTTAATTTCATTTCATTGTTGTCCGACAGGACATCAAAAGGGAAAGTGTGGATTATGTTTAAGTTAAAAACGAAAGCCGGGAACGATTGGGAACCATCGGAACCAAAGATCGATACGTGGAAAGAAACATTTCCTAACTGCGATGTGGAAGCGGAGCTGCGCAAGATGGCACTGTGGTTAGAGGATAACCCTGCCCGCAGGAAGACTGCAAAAGGCATGCCAAGATTCTGCTCTAGCTGGCTAACCAGAGCGAATGAGATGGGCGGCTCACCTCAGCTGACTGTCAACATGAAGCGATCGATGCGGGAATGGTCTGCCCTAGATCACCTTACGCATGACTACCTAAACTCAGAAGCCTACCGGCAAATGGCGCTGCGCAAGTACGGGCAGTACGTGACGTTTGATGGTGAGAGGGTTGAGGCATGACATACTTTTATTACGATAGAATCGAGGTGCGTTATAAGTTTGATAAAAACAGTAAGCACAAAGGACGATGGACAATGATTGGTGTTCGTCCTGATCGCGCTCATGAAAACTTGACGCCTGCAAGGTCTGAACGCTGGCGCGGTGAATGGATGCGCGATGAAGCCTTTCAATACATTCTTAAGCGATCATATCCCGATGAACGCGCATACACTAGAAGAGCGCGCATTGTGGTTTGGTTTACTAAAGAAGGAAAATTTTTTGGTGTTCGCGGAAATAAGGTAGATCCAGAATGAGCCATCGATGGACAGTCAAAACAAAGTTCCAGGCTGAAGAGCTGTGCAAGTTCATCATGGCGCACTGCGAGGATGGCAAGACCTACGAGATCCACGAGCCTACATTGACCGGCCAGCAGATCAAAGCGGTGCATGCCTACTGCGATCATGTAGCCAGGGATATGAACGCTGCGGGTATTGACATGCAGCATGTCTTAAGCGGTGCTAAACTATCGATACCACCAACAGGTAAGATGCTATATCACATAATGTGGAAGCCAATCCAAACCGCCATGCTACAAAAGGCAGATTTACCTTCAGTCGGTAAGTATGAAGTGGATCAAATATATCAGGTCATGGCGCGTCACCTGGTTGAAGCTCACGATGTCGATGTGAGGTTTGGCCGATAGTTCTGGGGGGAGCTATGGACCTTCTTGATTTCTGTACGACCGAACGACAGCAAGCAATTATAGAGCTGTACCAACAAGGCTTAGGCTATACAAAGATAGCAGAAAAGCTTGGCCTTAAAACTCGATGGGCTGCGCGCGATACAATTCGCACTGTTAAAGCCAAAGCTGCTATACAGGGCTACTCACCCCAACATGACATGACACACACAGTGCCCCCAGGCTTCACGGTGAAAGGTGTCTCGACCTATTATTCAGAGGACGGGAAACCTGTTGGACAATGGGTGAAGTCAACAGCTGACAAAGAAGCACAGTTCAAGGCCGCACTCGAGGCTTTCAAAGCTGGATTCCTCGATGAACTAGATGGCCTTTACAGCCCCATACAAGCCCCACAAGCAGCGCTAAACGAAGACAGGCTATCACTCTACCTCATAGGGGATCATCACCTGAACGCCCTATGCTGGTCTCCAGAGACAGGTGGTGATGACTGGGACGTAAACATCGCTCAGGATGTGCTGATTAAAGCCGTGGATAAGCTGGTGTCTGCATCGAGCGAGTCAAGGGTAGGTGCCCTGGTTAATCTCGGTGATTTTTTGCATGCCAATTCATCGGATAATAAGACCGGCAAAGGAACGCCTGTCGATGTGGACGGTAGGCTCGGGCGCACTATCCGCGTGTTGGGTAATCTATTCCGCATACTCATTACCCGAATGCTCGAGACTCATGAAGAGGTTTGGCTGATCAACGTGCGAGGGAATCACGATCCCGATGCGAGCCTTTGGTTGAATGAAATGATGCGCCTGTACTTCTCGGATGAGCCGCGCGTAGTTGTCTTTGATAACTTCAACAAGTGGATCGACTTCGAGTGGGGCAAGAACCTAGTAGTCATGCATCACGGTGACAGGATAAACGCGCAGCGATTGTACGAAGCGGTGACCAGGGACTACGCTGAAGCTTGGGGTAGAACCAAGTACCGCTATCTATTCCACGGTCATATCCATCATAAGACTGTGACAGAGCTAGGCGGATTGCACCTGGAAAGCCTGGGGGTGCTCTGCCCACCTGACAGCTACCATTCAGGTGCGGGCTTTGGTTCAGCCAGGTCGATGTCCTGCGTTGTGCTTGATAAGGACTACGGAGAGCATAGTCGATTCAAAGTCGGCATCGATGAGGTGAACGCATGATCCCGATAATCAGTTGTCCGCTACCAGGCGGCGGTCAAGCGCTCATAAAGACACAGGATATTGGCGGCGCAACCAGTGGCAAGAATCCAAAACATTGTGATGTGTATGTGCTAGGTTGGGCGGCTAATGGAATCACGATCGATTTAAGCTTGGATGACTTCGCGGAGGTATGGGTATCCGCTTTACTTGATGATGGTGGACACGGATATGACATCGTATTTACCCCAGATGCAATGCACTGAATGCTACAAAATCATGGTGCCGCAGTTTAAGAAAGAGTATCCCCACAAGCTGGATGGCTGGTCGTGCGATTGCGGCAACAGCGAGAAGGCTATTCTCCGAGAGCGTCAATACACGAGAGACCAAGATGGCAAAGATCAACAACGGGCCAGCGGATAAAGAATTTAGCAGGGCTGTAAGACTGCGCGATGGTGAGTGCTTGCACTGCCACAAGCAAGGGCGACTAGAGTGCTGTCATATTTTTGGGCGACGTAACAAGCGGTTGCGATGGGCTATGTCGAACGCAGTTTCCATGTGCCACTACTGTCATCGGTATATGACCGAACAGCCAATAATTTTCCACGAGTGGCTGAGAGAGATGTATGGGGATGAGCGCATGGATAAGTTGCGCCTAACAAGTAATGAGATTTACAAGACTACCGAAGCGGTAAGAAAGGAAATCGCGGCACATTACCGCGATGAAGTCAGAAAAAAAGAAGCTGATCCGGATCACGAGATTCAGAGCTGGAACTAAACTCAGCCCAGGCTGCGTAATCATCATGCTCAAGCAATTTTCGCATGGCGTCTTGTTCAATCTGTTTTACACGTTGACGAGAAACTCCGAGCACCTCAGCGATCTCGGAGTATGTCATGTGGTACTCAGAATTGATTGCAGCTGTCATTGGCTTCCCTCGTAGGGATCATGAGTGCCAGGATACTTCAGCAGCCAGCTGCCCTGCAGATTCTCGATGTACTTGGTGCTGACATCATGATTTTTACACCAGCGCAAAGCACTCTCCAAACTATCAAATACGATTGTTGTCATGCTTTCCACCTTATGCAACTCGCTGTGCTACATGCCCTGGGTTGAATGGTGCTGAATGGAATCCACCAGTTCTGACCTTCTGATTTAACGAGCACTTCAAGCGACAGCACATTGCTCTCTTGCTCAATGCGGGAACCGAAGACAACGGACTCTTCAGCCACGTCACCTCCGATCATGAATTGAACTACCTTGCCTATTGTTTTTGGTCTCATGAGTAGGCTTTCTCTTCTAAATCCATGAGGTCACTTAGCATGGCGTCACGGATTTGGTTTAGCTGGATGACAGATTGACCCTGGATATCAGTCAGGGCGCAGTGTAGATCAGCCCGAGTAAGCTCTGCGAGAGTCTCATCAAGTCTGTCGAGGATGGTATTGTACTGCTCGATACGGTCGTCTAATCCCATTGTGTTTCTCCCTTGGTAAAGGCCGCTTATGCGGCCCGTTTGATTTGCTTCGCCATGATCTTGCCAAGGTAGTATTCTTGGCGATCAAACAGCTCGTTGATTTCATCGCTTACTTGGTGAAGCGTTGCGACGTGCTCTGCGTCGTTGAAGTCAGTGCAGTCAGCTAATAGTGCGCGGCGCTCAATAAGTTCAGCCAGTTGCTTGGCGACGTTGGTTACGATTTCGAGGTCTGTGTACATGTCTTTATTCCCTTGGTTAGTGGCTGTGTCCCCAGCCGATGACTAATACTTACATACCTAAATCTATAGTTCAACACTTTCCGTGATGTTTATTTAAAATAGTTTATAAATCACTGATCGTGTTATACTAGGACACGTCATAGCTACTGGGATTAACCCAATGTGTGAGACGGTAAAACGCGCCATGTTTTGCGCGCGCAACAAAGAGCAGCACATCGAGAACCTGGAGGTCGTATGTACTCTGGTTGGTCGGTTGAAAGGATTGACTCAGAGTCAGTACCTGGATCTATGTGCGAAGGATAAGCTCGAGAATGCGCGCATACTACACATGGCAAAACATTATCCAGCATAGAGGGAGATATGGCTGATTCTTTTTGGGACGTGATTCCATTCCTAATCGCGCTAGTCGTTTATGTCTCATACGTTTTATGAAGCTAACGTATAAACAGGTCAAAGAAGCGCGCGATCTATACTACAACGGTGTAGTGCTTGATAACCTGGCTGCGCTTTTCGATGTCAGCCCGTATATAATGTCTAAGTACATTCGCGCAATCGATCGATACGGGAAATCCTTTTGGTCACCCTATCCAACTGAGGTAGAAGATGTCTGATCAAAGGCATAAACTCGACAAGGAAACCAGGGACCGACACTTCCCTGAATACAATGGCGGCAAAGGCAGCAAGCCGCGCAACTCAACTGCTCAATCCAGACAAGCGTATAAGGATGGATGGGATAGGATATTTGGTAATGGCAAAGACAAGAGCACAGCTTAATCGGGCAGCACGTCAAGCCGAGATGCGCAACAAGATTGAGGCATCAGGGTATGAATCGCATGTTGCTAATGTTGTTAAGAAATTGCTAGATCCTGAGCAGGAATATGACTCTATCGAGGTGCAGCGCATGAAGTCTGCTGCCGACCTATCGATCAAGATGATGGCTAAGTTCATGCCAGACCTTAAATCCACTGAGATTACAGGTGCCGATGGCGGTGACCTGGTGATTGCTGTACAACGTAAGCGCTTCGATGGCGACGATTGAATATGTAATGAAGCCGCAAGGCAGGGTGCTCGAGGAGTTTGCTGACTGCCGATCACGTAACTCATTCATCATGGGGCCACTAGGCTCCGGCAAGACCGTCCAGGTTATCCTTAAATTCCTAGAGTTGATGTGCGAGCAGGCACCAGTCACTCGTGAGACGCATCCAAACTACGGCGTCCGGCTATCACGCATCATCGCAGCCAGGAACACGTACTCAGAACTATTTTCGACCACCATCAAGGACTGGCTCGAGGTACATGGTGACTTGGGTGAGTTTAAGCAGGGTAACAAAGAGCCTCCTACGCACAAGATTCAGTTCAAGCTAGGGGATGGTACGACTGTTCGCAGCGAAGTCATCTTCATTGCTTTTGATCGACCTGATCACGTCAAGAAAGCACGAGGTATACAGACGACCTGGGTGTGGCTGAACGAAGCCAAAGAGCATTCCAAGAGCGTTGTCGATATGCTGGACCTGCGATGCGGTCGGTACCCATCGATGAAGGAAGGCATCAAGCCTACGCACTACGGAATGATTGGAGATTCCAATGCCCCGGACGAGGATCACTGGTACTACAAGCTGGCTGAAGAGGAACGTCCAGAAGGATGGAAGTTTCACCGTCAACCAGGTGGTGTATATCGGGAAGGCGATGGATGGTATCTCAACGAGAAGGCAGAGAACCTGCATAACCTACCCGAGGATTACTATCGGCGCGGACTACAGGGGAAAACAGATGATTGGATCAAGGTTAATCTCGCGAATGAGTACGGCTTTGTCTCGAGCGGTAAGCCAGTTCATCCACTTTACACTGATTCTATACACTGCCTTGGCGATGATTTCGTTCCTAATTCTGACACCCCTGTTGTTCTTGGTTTCGATTTTGGTCGGACTCCCGCTTGCGCTTTTATACAGCGTGATGCACTCGGGTCGATGGGTCTGTTTCGACGAATTCTGCATGACTGATTCCGGGGCTGTGGACTTTGCGCCCAGTCTCAAACGCTACATCGAGGCTAACTATCCGAAGTTCAAGTTTCGTGGTTGGGGCGATCCCTCGGGCGACAACAAGAACCAGGCTAACGCTGACACTCCATTCAAGATTATGCGCGCTGCTGGCATACCTTGTACTCCTACGCTGACTAATGACCCAGCATTACGGAGAGCAGCTCTGGAACTACCCATGAAGGAGCTGTGCATGGATGGCAAACCTCGATTCCTAATCAGCCCGAAGGCAAGGATGATCCGCAAAGGGCTTGCAAGGTGGGTTCTGTTACCGGCGCATACAGGTATCGGGTGACAAGTACACTGATGAACCCGACAAGAACGAATACTCGCACCCGGTCGAGGCGCTCGAGTACGCGCTGCAGGGCGAAGGTGAGGGACGCCAGGCAGTAAGAACGCAACATGTTCAGCGACAACCGAGGCGAGCGGAGATGGCATTCGATGTATGGCGATGATGTGTACGTTGCATTCTGCATGGATGACGGGCCGCACTGGTGGTCATGGATGCTACATCCCACGATTAAGCACTGTTACGTGGTCATGCCGCACCGAGGTGAATGGCTGGCGTTTGGTAAGTCAACGGATGGTATCGAGCTGATGTTGGTCGAGAACATTTACGATGTAGTCGAAAACGATATTCTGGTAAAGTGCAAGGTATTCAAGCCTAAACGTGGATTGTTTATGTTGAACACTTGCGTTGGGTATACGAAACAGATACTAGGAATTAACAAGCCGTTCATTTGGACACCGTATCAACTGTATCGGTATTTGGAGAAAGCAGAATGTCGGGTAAGTTTGGTCTGGATAAAATGATGAAGGGCCAATTGGGTTTGTTGCAGGGTAAAAGTTTCCGCAAATCAGCTGGTCTCGAGCGCACAGCTAAAAAGCAAGAGCGTTATGAAAGAGAGCAGGGACGCAAGCGTCCGTCGATACTGAGCTACGATGGCGAAAAATTTACCCGTAATGGACAACCCTTTACACCATCGACGAGGTTGAAAAACTCATGAAATCACCAAAGAAACCTAAGCCTACAGCACAGCAGCTCGCTGTTGAACGTCGCCAATCAATGGCGCTAGACAAAGAAATCGAGGAGCAAGAGGAGCGTCAACGTGCCCTGGCGCGCGGTCAGCTCGGCACACGCTCACTGCTAGGTGGCGTACCCCGCACTGCTAGAGAGGCTGCTACCGGCGGTCGTGCTGCAGCTACAGCTCGTACCATGCTAGGCGCTGGCGGTGGTGCTGGACGTGTTGCACCTCGTGGTGGTAGAGGCTCACGATCAGGTCCATATAACGGCTCTATGCCACAACTACGATAGGTATCCCAATGGCACTCCCTCCCCAGTTTGGCAACATCAAAGGTCTCAAAGATCGCGAAGCAAAAGCGTTCAAGTACGAGACACAATGGCACGATCAGCTGACAGATGCGTATGAGTATTTCTTACCGCAGCGTAACCTGTTCAACACCGAGAACACCGGTCAAAAGAAGATGGATCGTATCTTCGATGCGACTTCATTGATCGCTATTCAGCAAGGTGCGAGCAAGCTGCAAGAGAACATAGCTCCGATCTGGTCACGCTGGGCTACCTTTCAGCCTACTGATGACATCCTAAAGCTGCTGGAGACGGGTGAGTTTGGCGTATCTGAAGAGGACGTGCGCGCTAACCTGGACGAGCAGTGCGACTTGGTCTTTGACTACATCAATCGGTCCAACTTCCACACGCAGTTCTATGAGTGCGCCCTGGATATCCTGATCGGCACCGGCACGATGAAGATCGAAGAGACCGATGACGACACGAACCCGCTTTGCTTCCGTGCTATTCCACAGAAAGGCATCGCATTCGAGGAAGGTCCATACGGCACAGTCGAATCACACTGGCGGCGCTTCCAGGTTAAGGCGCGATTGCTCGAGCGCATGTGGCGAGGCTTCAAAGCATCGGAGAAGATCAAGAACATGATCGAAAACTCTCCCGATACTGAGGTAGGTGTAAGCGAAGGTGTCCTGTTTGACCCAAAGACCAGGAAGTATTACGGCGTTCTATGGGTGCAAAACGAGAACCGCATCTCGTGGGAAGAGGATTTTGGAGAGACATCTCCCTGGGTGACCGGTCGTTACACGAAAGTCTCTGGTGAAGTGCGTGGTCGCGGTCCTGCCATGCAATGTCTGCCCGATGTGCGCTCACTGAAACAAAGTCAAAGAATTTGTACTGCAAAAAACAGCGCTTGATGTCGCTGGAATGTATACTGCGACCGACGATGGGGTGACCAATCCCTACAACATGACCATCGCACCAGGCGTTGTCATCCCCGTTGGCTCAAACAACACGAACAACCCATCAATCCAGCGCTTAGACACGGGGACTAACCTTGCACTGGCTCAGTTTGAGATCAATGAACTACAGCTCGCTATTAAGTTGGCGCTGTTTTCTGATCTTCGTGACCCAACTGGTCCTGTGCGCACTGCTACTGAGGTTGCTATCGAGCAGCGAGAGCTTGCCAAACGGATCGGGTCGGCATTTGGTCGACTCCAGACCGAGGTACTCATACCTGTCTTAAAGCGCGTGGTGGCGATTCTGACGCGACGTGGACTGATTGTACCTATCGAGCTAGAAGGCCGTGACGTTAAGGTCAAGTTCACCTCTCCATTGGCTCGTGCACAAGACGGTGAAGACCTGTTAGCTGTTCAGCAAGGCCGTACAGTTTGTATTGAACACAGGCTGGTCCCGAGCAAGTGCAGATGGCGTACAAGACTGAAGACTTCGGAACCTGGGCAGGCTACGAAAACAGGCATGCCAGCAGAGCTAGTACGCTCTGACATGGAGAAACAGCAAGTAATCATGGCCGGTGCTCAGGCATCAGCCGTAGAAGCTGGGGTTGACCCAGAAACAATGGCCGCTGAGGCCGGAATAACAACGTAAAACCAAAGGAAAGCTATGAGCTGGGACACGATTGAGGGTGAGAACCCGAAGGCGCGTGAGCAGCAGGAAGCAGCCAGGGAGAGACAGGCCGAGTTATGCAAAGCATACGCTCGGTGTTTCAACACTGATGACGGACAGAAGGTTCTGAAGACCTGACTCGTCGATTCCTGCTCGAAAACGCTACCGCATTGGAAAGTAACAACGTCGAATACGAGGCTGCCTACCACAATGGCGAGGCTGGTGTCATTCGATTGATCATTCACTACATCCAGAACGCGGAGAAGCTATGAGCGAAGAAGAAGTCAAGAAACCCAAGCGTAAAGTCAAACCCAAATACGAAGTTGTGTGCGAGGAAACGGACCATCTGAAGGCAATCGGCTTTGATATGGCGTGGCTAGGTAACCTGGCTGACCAATATCAGTTCGATCAGTTCCAATACCTGCACAAGTTTCGCGCATTTCGATGCTACAAGGCCGGGCAACACGTCGATTGGATCGATGTCAACGACATTGCACTGCTGAATGGCAAGCGAAGGCTTGAAGACATACGTCTCAGGCATCAACCCCTAAGCCCTAAGCGGGCGATTATTCAATATCCTTGGAGATAAATCATGGAAGACCAGGCCGTAGAAACAAACGATACCCTGACATCGCTAGTCGGTGAGGCAGAACCTACATTAGCAGAGGGTGAATACTTCTTATCTGACAATATTAAAGGCATTGGCGAGACGCCTGAGTGGTACAAGGCTGATAAATACAAGTCAGTCGCTGAACAGGCGCGCGCATACACTGAGCTAGAGAAAAAGTTCGGTGGCTTTAACGGCGCACCCAAGGATGGCTACCAGCTATACGACGGTGTCGAGTCTGACGATGCATTATGGGCAGAGCTGGTTGAGTTTGGCACCGCCAACAACATGAACCAGAACGCTTTGCACCAGGCATGGGAGCTGCTGACCGCACAAGAGGAAGCAATCGAGCAAGTATCGGTTGAAGAAGAGATAGGGAAGCTGGGACCAAACGCAAATGAGCGTATTACTACTGTCGAGCAGATCATGCGGAACAACTTGGAGCCAGAGCTGTATGAAAAGTACCGAGATGTTGTTACTAGCGCGATAATGATTGAGTTTATCGAAGACTTTTCTAAGTCAATGCGCCCT